TACAATCTCGGTAAGATGTTCAGAATTGCTATGGATTGGGATTTTGACCAAGACACTACGTACACCATTGCTGATGTTTTAGATAACATTCAACGCGGTATCTCTGAATTAGAACGGTACCCTGAAAAGTATGTGCAGTATGAACCTGAAAATAGATGGGGAACAGTTAGCGGTGCATTGGAGGTTTTAAAGTCATTGAAAGAGTGTATTTTAGAACAAGATATTGACACGAAATATTTATATATGAGGTGGTAACATGAAACGACCAAACAGATACCCTTACACACGAAGTCAGTGGGTTGAAGAAACTGTTAATCACTATACATATAAAAGCGATATTTGCTATACAAGTCACATTTTAGAAAATAGACTTACTGGAGAAACTAAGAGCAAGGAGGTTGAGTGATGGGAGATATACGAATACTAGACGCTTGTTGTGGCAGTCGTATGTTTTGGTTTGATAAAAATGAGAGTCATACAACTTTCATGGATATTAGGCAAGAAATATTTGAGATACATGACAAAAAGGTCAACGTAGACCCTGATGTTATTGGTGATTTTCGTGACATGCCATTTGAAAATAATACTTTTAATTTGGTTGTTTTTGACCCACCTCATTTAAAATGGGCAGGTAAAAACTCAATCATGAAAGCTCAGTATGGCCAGCTGGATAAAGTTACCTGGTCGGAAGATTTAGCCAAGGGTTTTGAAGAATGTATGAGAGTTCTAAAAGTTGGAGGTACTCTAGTTTTTAAATGGTCTGATTGTCAAATCAACGTTAAAGAAATTCTTAAATCTGTACCTTTTAAACCATTATTTGGGCAACAAAGAGGTACTACGCATTGGATGACGTTTATGAAATTCGAGGAGGTCACAGATTGAAACGATTCATAGCAGTCTGGATTTTATTGTCTGCTGGATTGAATATCTGGCAGATGGACAGGATTCGAGATTTAGAAGAAAAGAAGCCAATGGTTATCTATAAGGCAGATAATCAAGGCGCTGAGATATTTGGTAAAGTCGTCGAGAAAGGACGGCATGGCAAGTTGTATACAGTGACTATCAGAGATTATGGAATTTTCGTAGTCACTAGAGAGCAGTGGGATAAGGTAAAAGTTGGGGATGAGGTGATGTTGTGAACACACTAGAGAATGTAAAACAATGGTTTATAGACCGAGATTTAGAGAACGGTGGACGACTGGACAAACAGTCTTTGAAACTCAGTGAGGAGTTTGGAGAACTATGTGCTGGCTATCTCAAGAAGAATGAGCAACTGACCAAGGACAGCATTGGAGATTGTGCAGTCGTGATTGTCGGTCTGGGCTTGCTGATAAAAGCGGATGTGCATATGATTTTTGATGAATCAAGGTTCATTGAAAAAAGAGATGTAATGAAATGTTTTAAAGGCTTAAATTTAAGCATTTGTGCAATTCTATCGTATAGCGATAGAAGATACAATGGAATATTTCGTTATGATTTAGTATTCGCGGTTGAATATCTAAAATCAATCAGCAATATTCTCGGTTATGATTTTGAAGAATGTTTTGAACTGGCTTACCAAGAAATCAAAGACCGCAAGGGTCGTTGGATTGATGGTAGCTTTGTCAAAGAGGAGGATTTGGGATGATACCAAGATATAGAGTGTGGCATCATGAATTAGGTAGACTGATGTCAGTCAAATGTATGTTTTTTCATGATAGCGAGATTGAAGAATTTGAGTTAAACGATGCTTTAATGAATGATTATATTACAGCTTATCCTGATGAAATCGTACTAATGCAATCAACAGGACTCAAAGATAAGAATGATAAGGAAATCTTTGAGGGGGATATTTTAGCATGTGAAACTGATAATGAAGTGATAAATTTGAATGTATTTTGGGATGAAGAGCATGCTTTATTTATGTTCGAGTCGAAAAAATATAACGAACAGGAACCTTTAGCTGAATTAGTTGAAAATAACACATATCCGTTTGAAATCATCGGCAACATCTACGAAAACCCAGATCTTTTGGAGGATAAATAATGAACGAGGAGATGGAACATGAGAATTAAAACATCAATGGGAACAATCATCAATGTTGACAGGATAAAGCGCAGTATCACAGTTGAGGGCGTTGAATTGGGCTCAGATTGTCGCGCTTTAGTGTCTAAACACAAAGATGGTACAGGTACAATAACACTAGTTTTTGATGGGAAAATAATTTGAAAGTGTGATCACGAATAAAGAATAAAATAAAAAAGCCAGCACAGCTGACTCCTTTGTGATATACCCAATAAAAATATTATATCATAAAGGAGCTATGTTGTGAGGTTATTAAAAAAGGTTGACGTGCAATTCACCAAGAAAAATGTCTATGACGTTCTAGAGAGTTATCGCTCGTATGTCCGAATGGCAGGCGCTGAGTATTTGCCTAAAATCACAACGACCTACTCATTTGAACCAAAGACATTTACTGGTAAGAACACAGCAACAGAGAATATGGTTATCGAGCATGTGGATGCAGAAGCAGAAGTTCTGGAGATTGAGAGAGCAGTAAACTGCATTATGGATCCATATGTTCGGCAGGTAATTGCAAAGAAGTACATGGATATGAAAATCCAATTATCAGACAAGGCTATCTATATGGACTTAGGATATTCTGAGAGTGAGTTCTATCGCATGCTTAGTAGAGGTGCTTTGGAATTTGCGGAAGCCTATCGAAAAGGTAAGTTGATTGTCTTTCGTAAATTTTTGGGAGATATTTGCAAGTAAATTGCTAGGAAATGGCTTATTTTACATGGTAGAATAGTATTGTCAAGTGATAGGTTATTTGACGTCTCCTTTATATTTTTCATTTTATTTCCGAGGCTTCGGCCTCACATGGCGGTGACAGGCGTAAAGTGATTTTCTCTCCAATGTATTTTCAAACTTTTCGGTTCGATTCCGAACATCGCCGTTAAAGACTACAAAAAATAAAAATAGAAAATCAAAAAGATTGTACACACGCAAGGTAGTAGTCACCTTGCAGAAAGGTCGCACATCGTGTGGCTTTTTTTGATTATTTGAAAGGTGGTGATGGAAAATTGAATGAATTGACGATAAAACAAAAGAGATTCGCAGATGAGTACATCATCTCAGGTAATGCGACGGAAGCTTATAAGAAAGCAGGTTATCGTGCTTCTAGTGATAGAGTGGCAGGTGTCGAAGGACACAAATTACTAAAGAACCCTAAGATTAAAAGCTATATAGATGAGCGACTGAAACAGCTTGATTCTGAGAAAATTGCAGATCAGCAAGAAGTCCTTAGTTATCTAACCTCAGTAATGCGAGGAGAGACGCAAGAGCAAACTCTATGCAGTATCGGAGAGCTAGGGCAACAAGTAATTGATATCGATGTCGGAGCGAAGGATAGAATCAAGGCAGCCGAACTCTTAGGAAAACGTCATAGGCTTTGGACAGACAAGGTAGAGGCTGATGTTTCTGGAACGGTGGTGTTTGCGAATGAGTCAGACATACCAGATTAAACAGAATGATATTGTTGTTGACCTACCAAAAACAATAGGCGTTGGGTACGGACAGTTCTGGCGTTCAAGAAATCTTTATCGTGTAGTCAAAGGGTCCCGTGGTTCGAAGAAGTCCAAGACAACCGCTTTGAATTATGTTATCCGTCTTTTGAAATATCCTTGGTCTAACTTACTTGTTATTCGTAGATATTCGAATACGAACAAACAATCTACCTATACAGATTTTAAATGGGCGTGTAATGTGTTGGGCGTGACTCATTTGTTTAAATTTAACGAGTCTTTGCCTGAAATAACTATAAAAGCGACTGGCCAAAAGATTCTGTTCCGTGGTTTGGATGATGAACTCAAAATCACATCTATTACAGTTGACGTTGGTAGTCTTTGTTGGGCCTGGTTTGAGGAAGCTTATCAAATTGAGACTGAAGACAAGTTCAGTACGGTTGTTGAGTCAATCCGTGGTAGCTTAGATGTACCTGATTTCTTTAAACAGATCACAGTCACATTTAATCCGTGGAACGAGAGGCACTGGCTCAAACGTGTCTTTTTTGACGAAGAGACGAGACGGGCTGACACATTCGCTACTACGACTACTTATAAATGCAACGAGTGGCTGGATGAAGTCGATATCAAGCGTTATGAGGATTTGTATCATACGAATCCAAGACGGGCTAGAATCGTTTGTGATGGTGAGTGGGGAGTTGCTGAAGGTTTAATCTATGAAAACGTGACTGTCAAGGAGTTCAATAAAGATGAATTACTACAACATCTAAAAAGAGTTAAAATATATAGACCAAATACAGATAGAGATAGCTCGGAAGAACTTATCTACTTCATTGGGGATAAAAATAGTTTATTTGAAGTCGAAGAATATATTTTCCCATTAGAAGAAGATAAACCCTCTTTTAACGAGTTTCAAACTTTGGTTAACTCTTCAAGTATCGCATAAGCAAGTAAAGCCGGATTACGATTCGGCTTTTTTCACGTTTGCAAAATGCTCCATTTTATGA